ACATTCTGCCGGTACTGGACGAGACAGACCCAAACCCTACGGACGCGGCACCTACCGCCGCCAACTAGCAGAGATATTGGTCGCGGTCGGTTGGTGGCCTAGCGACATTGTGTTTGACGCTCGAGATGTAGCAACGGTCATTAAAGTGCTTAACGAGGCAAACAAGAAAAGAAGGTAGCCATGGCAGTCGAAGCAAACATTGAGGTTGCTGGCATCAAGGACGCGTTAAAAACGCTAAACCGTATTGACAAAAGTTTGCGCCGTGAAATAACCAAAGATTACAAGCGCCTAACCCAAGGCGTTGTAGATGACGCATACCAGGCAATACCGCTAGGCGTACCGTTGCGTGGTATGGCAAGAAAATGGACGGTCAAGTCAGGCGCCGAGTTGTTGCCATGGGGTCAACTTGACCAAAAAATCGTGGCAAAAATAAATACAAAACGGGTCAAAGAGTACGCAGGACAAAACGTCAACTTGGCCACGTTCGTTGTTCGCTGGGAAAACCCAGACGCCTCTCTATTTGATTTCTTGTCTAGTGGCAGATTAGGAAAACAGTTAAACCTCAAGTTCGGTCAACCATCGCGAGTAATGTGGAAATCATGGGAACGCAACAAAGAGGACGTCAACGAACGCATGACACAGTTAGTCAAGCGCGTGATGGACGCCACGTCTAAGGAATTGATGTAATGGCTGTTGTATTACCGATCGTTTCAGAGTTTGACGGCAAAGGAATTAAAAAGGCTATTGCCCAATTTAAGCAACTAGAAACCACGTCAGAGAAAGCCCAGTTCGCTATTAAGAAAGCAGCGGTGCCGGCAGCTGCGGCGCTTGGCGGTTTGGCATTGGCGCTTGGTGACGCAACTAAGGCTGCGATGGAAGATCAGCAGGAACAGGCCGCGCTTGCGTTAACGCTTAACAATGTCACGGGTGCAAGTAAAGCCCAGACCGCACAGGTTGAGGAACAGATCAGCGCAATGTCTCGAGCATCTGGTGTGGCTGACACCGAGTATCGCTTGGCATTAGAAGCACTTGTGCGCGGTACAAAAGATGTGGACATTGCTATGCGCGACATGAACCTTGTCATGGATATCAGCACAGCCACAGGCACAAGTAGCGCCACCGTTGCAGACGCGCTTGCCAAGGCATACCAAGGCAATTTTAAGGCGTTGCGATCGTTAAGCCCAGAAATGGCAACAATGATCAAAGAAGGCGCCAGCCTCAACGAAATTATGGACGTGCTTGGCGGAACGTTCGGCGGTGCTACCGCTGCAAGCGCAGAGACCGCAGCAGGCAAAATGAAAATCTTGTCTAATTCCATTGGCGAAACCAAAGAGTCAATCGGCGCCGCGCTCTTGCCAGTAGTCGAGGCCGTGCTCCCGATACTTAACAAGTTTGCAATGTGGGCACAAGACAACCCACAAGCATTCCTAGCAATTGCTGGCGCTATTGGAGCAGTAGCCGCCGCAATCGTTGTCACCAACATCGCCATGGCGCTCAACCCTTTCGCCCTGATCGCTGCCGGCATTGCGTTACTAGTCGTAGCGCTTGTAACCGCGTACAACAAGTTTGAATGGTTCCGTGACGGCATCAAAGCAATCGTTAACACCGTGATTGGATTCTTTGCTGGCATGGTCAACGCTGCAATCGGCGCGGTTAACGCAATCGTGAGCGCGTACAACTCAATCCCGTTGTTGCCTGATTTGCCTAAAGTGCCAAACTTGCCTGTGCCACAGATTGGCGGAACACCGACACAAGTTGCTGGGCGCATGAATCTTCCGCGCTTGGCCGAAGGTGGCATCGTGTCGAGTCCTACGCTTGCCTTGATCGGTGAGGCTGGCCCAGAAGCAGTTGTGCCATTAGATCGCATGCAATCTGGTGGCGGTATCACTATCAACGTCACAGGCGGTCTTGCCACCAGCGCCGAAATCGGTGAATCGGTCGTTAACGCCTTGCGCGCTTACTCGCGTTCCGCTGGGCCGTTGCAATTACAGGTGGCCTAATGCCCGGCACAGCTGTCGTCAACTCTGGCAACTATGACTTACAGATCGCCACAGGGTTTCAAGTTAACGCGTTCGTGCTTGATGACCCGCTTAAAGGCGTACTAAACAACACCGAGTATGTGCTGGACGGTACAACCGAGTTTGCCAATGTCATGGACTCGACTGTCAGCATCAACGTGCGGCGCGGTCGCCGTGACGTGGGCGATCAATTCAGCGCTGGCACAATGACACTTACCATTCAAGACGTGGACGGCATTTTCAACCCGTTTGACCAAAACAGCCCGTACTACGACACCCCACAAGCAAAGCCAGGGCTTGCCCCATTGCGCGAAGTACGGCTTATCCGTTACAGCTCAACCAATGTTCCCGAATCATTGTTCAGCGGTTATGTCGTCAACTACGACTACAACTTTGCGCTCGGCGGTCTTGACACCGTGACCGTGTATTGCGCTGACCAGTTCTACTTACTTGCACAAACATTCCTAGACGAACTAAACGTCACCCCAGAGACATCGGGTGAACGAATAGAAACAGTCCTAGACCTACCAGAGGTTGACTTTCCAGCAGGCGCTCGAAGCATCGCCACAGGCACCGTCAACCTAGGCCACGACAGCGATTACACCGTGCCGGCAGGAACAAACGTGTTGCAATACCTAACGCAGATCAATGAGACCGCAGAATTTGGCCGTTTGTTTATGTCACGTGCAGGGGTCTTAACTTTTCAGCCGCGCATCGGGAACACGTTAAGCGCGCCTGTCGCAGCGTTCCATGATGACGGAACCAACTTCAAGTATGACGGGGTCGGCATTTCGTTTGAGGCTGATTCTGTAATTAACCGTGTTGTTGTGACAGGGCTTGACGGCAAGACCGCTACTGCTACCGATGCAGGGTCTATCGCCACATATTTTATTCAGACAACAAGCATTACAAACAGCCTGCTGCATGAGCAAACAAGCATTGATGACGCTGCCGACTATCTGTTAAACCCAGAGCCCGAAGCGCGCTACACGTCGGTGGCAACCAAATATCTGATGCTGACCACAGCTCAAAAAGACACCCTGGCAACGGTGGACATTGGCGACACCATCAGCGTGGAAAAGTCGTTCCCTAGCGGTACTGGCACGACCCAGTTGGCTCAAGAGCTGTCAGTTGAAGGCATTGAGCATCGGCTGGATTTCAGCACAGGCCACAGCGTCCTGTACAGCACTTCGCCAACAACTATCGTTTTTGAGTTGATCTTGGATGACGCGATATATGGCGTACTTGACGCGCTAAATGTCTTAGGATAGGGGCACTATGGCACTACCAGTTACCTTCGTTGCAGGCGATGTCCTTGAGGCAGCGCAACTTAATTCTAATTTTACATACCTTGAAGGCGTTGGCGGTTTGGTGTTAATTACAGCCGAAACCGCTTTTACTGGTGCAGCATCAGTATCGGTTAATAGTTGTTTTACATCTACTTACACCAATTACAAACTAATTTTGAATGTGACGGTAGCAAGCGGTTCTGTTGGTATCAAAATGCGCGCCAGCGGAACAGATGCCAGCACAAGTTATTACTGGGTCAACTATGACATGTATTCAAGTAACGCCGCAATTTCATCAACAGCAGTAGGGCAAAACGTGACAAGCATGTTGGTTGCTGGTGACGACACGCAGGCGATGGTGGAGATTTTTAATCCACAACTAGCACAGGCAACTGGTTTTGCTGTACAAGGCATAAAACTTGAACCAACTACGCCGCGCGCTGAATCAACAGTTGGAAACGCTAAAGGCGTGCACAACGCGGCAACAGCATACGACGGCTTTAGCCTTGTGCCTGCAACGGGAAACATTACGGGCACTTACACCCTTTACGGATACGCAAAGGCTTAATTATGAAAATCTATGAAGACGGAATTGAACGCGAAGCAACTGCCGATGAGTTAGCCGAAATTGAAGCAAGCCAAGCAGAGGCAGCAAAAGAACAAGCCACGGCAGCAAAAGCATTAGCCGACCGAGCAAAAGCCAAAACCGATGTACTTAACAAACTTGGGCTTACTGCCGACGAAGTAGCCGCCTTACTGTCGTAATGCGATGGCGACCCTTTATTGGTTACGCGCTACTAGTCATAGTGGTTGCGTGGGCAGTATCTAGTTGCGGTTATGACGGCTCATACCGTTACCCATGCCAAGACCCAATCAACTGGAAAGCACCAGAATGCGAACCACCGCTTTGCAACCCGTCTGGAACCTGCACAAAAGATCTGATTTATGAGACAACGCCTTAAACCAGAAGAACTGCACGCTCGACTAATCGTTGTTGTCGGTATCATCCTTGCCAGCGTTTTCGCAATTACCGTACTGGGATTTGTGTACGCGCTCATGTTCGTCACCCAGCCGATCGGTCATCAAAGCCCCAATGACTCTGCATTCATAGACCTGCTATCCACGCTGACGGTCTTTATGACTGGCACGTTGTCAGGCTTAGTTGCCTCGAATGGGTTAAAGTCAAAAGCAAAAGAAGGAGCCAAAGATGTTGAAGGATAAAGACAAAGCCATGCTTGCCTCATACGGTCGCTCAATGCTCGCCGCCGTGGTCGCGCTAGCGGTCACAGGCAACACAGACCCATCAGCCCTTTTAGCAGCTGCGATTGGCGCGGTCTGCCCAACAGCGTTGCGCTACTTCAACCCCAAAGACATGAAGTTCGGTCGTGGCAACAGCCAAAAATAACCCCAACTCACGGCCATACATCGGCAATAGTGACGGCCCATCAGCAGGCCCCCGTGCCGGCATGAACGAGTTTATAAAACAGGTCATTCATCATTCTGGTGGCGCGCTGTGGAACAACGGGTCTTACGGTCAGCGCGACATGAAAGGCAAGCCAGGCAGTTTGTCGGTACATGCAACTGGTCGCGCGGTGGACATGTCGTATCGAGGGAGTGCACGTCATCCGCAGGCATCACGAAAATCTGCGTTGCCGTTTGTTGAAAAGTTGGTCGCCAACGCAAACGATCTTGGCATCCAGATGGTGATTGATTATTTCCCGTCACCGTATGGTCGCGCATGGAAATGTGACCGACAGGCGTGGAGCAAGTACAGCAAGCCAACAGTTTCAGGAGCGCCTTCGGGCGACTGGTTCCACCTTGAGATTTCACCACAGGCTGCGGACTCGGTGATCTTCGTCAAAGCCGCATTCTTAAAGGTGTTCGGGGAAATCCCACCCAAGGCTTGATCTATGTTCTAGGGTCGGAGTACCGACAAAAGGACAGGCAATGACTGAACCGCAGATCGTTGATTACAGCGTCTATACAGGAGTGATGGACAACGGCCAAGAAATCTTGGTACAGATCTTTACCAGCCCCGAGTCGGGCAAGTTCCTACTAGGACAAATTGCATTCAGATCGGCCACCGCAACTTGGGGTGAGCCCATACCTTTGGAGAAAAGATGAACTATTTTGCAGAGAAAATCATAGGGCTAGTGCTTTGTACGGTCTTCGGCTTTACGGTCGCTGTGGGGGCTCCTGACGCGTCTGGTAGCCCGTCTGACACCATCGCCCTAGCGCCCTATCTGATAGAGGAAAGCACCACCACGTCCAGCACATCGTCAACAATCTTTATTGACCCGTACAGCTCGGCGTGTGAGCAGTTCAGCGCGCTAGCGGTCAACCTTGGCTGGCCTGCCGATCAGCGCACCGTGCTCGAATCTGTAATGTTCCGTGAGTCGCGCTGCATTCCAAACGCCTATAACGGCAAAGACCCACAAGGTGGTTCCCGAGGCTTAATGCAGCTGAATGGGTTTTGGACGCCCTGGCTCATTGAGCGCGGTCTCATCACAAGCGTAGAAAACTTGTTACAGGCAGATGTTAATTTGCGCGCAGCGTTAGAAATTTACAATTACGGCGTTGACCGTTACGGCTACGGCTGGGGGCCATGGAGTGCAACAAAATGAGTGAAGGTGTCGCATGGAATCAAGGCGAATTATCCGAAGAAACACGCAAACTTGTATTGGAGCGCACCGAAATGATTAACCACAACATGGCAATCTTTAATTTGATTGACGAAATAGCAGACATACGCCAAAACCCACACGCCAGCATTATTAGGCGTTTACAGACCATGAAAAACCAGTTGTCACTTAATGAACCGATGCCGTTGTATGACGTGACTACACTCGACTTAGCAATCAAAGCACTACAAGCACATTCCTAACCGACAAGGAGATTCCGACAATGAAAACCTGCACAGTTTGCAAAGGCTTAATCGCCTACCCAGAGATACAAGGCAAAACACACTTCGTATGTGACGGCCGTGTGCCGGCAAGAAAACAAGCGCCATTCATCCAAGGGATGTTGGCGTCACAGTCATCTGCTGATGCGCGCTGGACACGCATAGAACAAAATCAAGTTGATGCGGCGATCGCACATGTGGCAAAAACTAAAGGCATCTTTACCGCTGACGATGTATGGCAACACTTAGGCGCTGACTTCCCTGTCACCAAGGGGCTGGCTGGACGGCTTAACGCAGCGTCACGCCGTGGCATTATCCGCAATACAGGCGAACTGGCATATGCGAACCGCGGTGGCGCGCATGACCATGCACAGCGCCTAAGCGTGTGGGCAGGCATCTGATGGGTTTTGATCTAAGCAACTACGAGACAGTCGAGCAACGCCTCGTCCGATGGTGGGCCGCATACCCGAACGGGCGCGTGTACACGTGCATGATGAACTACACAGGCGATGCGTGCGTGTTCTATTGCGAGCTGTACGCCGACAAGGACGACAAGGTGCCAGTCGCAACAGGCTACGCCGAAGAAATCAAATCAGACCGTGGCGTCAATGCCACATCGTTTGTAGAGAACTGTGAGACCAGCGCAATCGGTCGCGCAATTGCCAACTGCCCGTTACAAGCGCCGGCATCAGGCCCTAGGCCGTCACGCAATGAAATGCAAAAGGTCGAGCGCCTAACTACACCACCGCAACCGCAAGAGCACATACCCTCTGGTGCCTTTGCAACACCTAAACAGATCGGCTACATCAAAAAACTTGCAAAGGATGCAGGACTGGATGATTTGGGATTATTGGAGTTGATACAGCGCGAACTGAACAGCGATGAGGCCGTGCTGGAGTTGTTAAAAAGCCATGAGGCAAGCAAAGTGATTGGAGCATTGCGATGACATTGGATGAAATGATCAAAAGCGTTGACGCGTTATGTGAGGTGCATGCAAAGATCAGCGCGCAACAATTCACACGCAAAGACGAAGCGCTGCAATACGTGGGATGGGCAATCATTGGTCTGACCGAAACGATTTGGCATAAAGGTCTAGGCATTGAAGCCTGATCTGAAGATGAGCGAAGCCGAGTTTAAGGACATGGTTATCAGCATCGCCAAGCGCTATGGCTGGCTTGTGCATCACGATCTGCCGGCACAAAACACTCGAGGACGCTGGATGACTAACGTGCAAGGCGATGTGGGGTTCCCAGATCTGTTCATGGTGCACCCGTTCCAAGCAGGTCGCCCATTGGTGATAGAACTTAAAGCCGAAAAGGGCAAGGTAACGCCTGGGCAAAAGATTTGGTTAAATGCTTGCGAGTTAGCAGGATGTCATGCAGCTGTGTGGAAACCCAGCGACATGGAATACATCCTGTACACGTTGAGCAATCCAAGAGGTTAAACAATCGGTTAGTTGCATGTGTGTGCCTCGGTCGCATGAGGTGGGCAGTAAACAGGGGAACCTGGGTAGACGGTCGCGCCTCGAATCATGCAAGACGAAATGATTTCGGCAATGCGACTGGGCGATCAGTAAACAGACTGATGAAGTGATGCAATAGGGATCTGGGATGGGCAATCCAGAGGGTGGAGCATTCACACACATATGTTGAATCGGATGACATAAGGTAAACATACAAAACAAAAAACACAGCAAACACGGAGACACACACATGAGTCCGACATCAAACCGAAAGCAAGGCGCTTGCGCCGCGCTAGCACAAGCCGAAGGCGCGTGAGATGACACGCCAACGAACCGAACGCGACACACAGATCTACCAACAAGCACGAGCCGAACTACTGCGCGACCAACCACCATGCCATTGGTGCAAACGAAACACAGCAACCGAACTAGACCACCTAGTCGAAGTAGACAAAGGCGGCACACTCGAAGACGGATACGTTGCAGCATGCAAGCCATGCAACAGTTCCAGAGGCGCAACACACCGCAACCGCAAACTCGCCAACGCAAAACAAAACAGAGACAAAGCCATAAACGATTTTGTTACAGGGGTTGGACTGACCCCGAGCCCCATGCTTCATTTTGTCGCCACCAGCCCGAACCAGCCCGAACCAGCGCCAACTGGCCATGACCGACCGCGCTTAGAAACGATGGTGCCCGATCATGCCGGCTCACTAGCTGGGCTTGTGGGGGACATGGCAAAACAGGTACTGCACATAGACCTAATGCCATGGCAACTGCATGCTCTTGAGGGAATGCTGGCGGTTGACGCCGATAACAAGTTTGTGCATCGCTCGAGCCTTGTGTCGGTTGCGCGTCAAAACGGTAAGACCACAATCATTCAGGCGCTGATCTTGTTTTGGCTTGTGGAGATGCCCAAGATACGTGGCGGTAAACAGACCGTTGTATCTGGCGCGCACAGATTGGATTTGGCGTGCTTGTTGTTTGATGATCTGTCGCCAATCCTTGAGGAGTATTACGGCGCCAAGATCGTCAAGTCGTACGGGCGTTATCAGGCCACAATGCCAGACGGCAGCAAGTGGTGGGTCAAAGCATTAAAGCCAAATCAAGGTCACGGTATGAGCATTGATCTTGTGATCGTTGACGAGTTGTTTGACGTCAACCCTGACTCGGTTGAGGGCGGTCTGTTGCCGGCACAGCGCGCACGCAAAAACCCGTTGGCATGTTTCTTCAGCACCGCAGGCACCGAAGAATCAGTCTTGTTTCAGCGTTGGCGTGAGGCTGGCATTCGAGCCATTGACAAAGGCGAGCCCTCAACGATGTATATGGCGGAATGGTCTCCTGACCCGAGCCTTGACCCGTTGCACCCAGCGTCATGGGCGTGGGGTAATCCTGCACTTGGCCACACGTTAGACATGGACACAATTAGACAAGAATCAACAAACCCCGATCGCGCATCATTCCTGCGCGCCAGTCTCAACCTTTGGGTGAGTGTTGTGCGCGGATGGATTGAGCCAGGGCGTTGGCCGTCATTGGAATACACAGGTGACATCCCTAGCGGTGGGGTCGTGGCAATTGAGTCTTCGCTGGACGACTCCCGATACAGCGCGACCAGATGCGTCAACCTGTCAGACGGTCGGGTGCTTGTCACCGTGGCATTCATCGCCGAGTCAATTACAGAGCTGTGGGAAAACGTGCAGGAACTTGCCAAAGACCCCACGATCAGGTTTGCCCTGTCGCCGACCGTAGACGCCACATGCCCACCGAACATCGAGCGCCGCAGGGTCGTGGTCGGTTACGCCGAACTAGGACGGTTTACGCCGCTTGCCAAAAACATGATCGCCGAAGCACGCTTACTGCACACAGGAGAAAAACTGTTAGCCGAACACGTCCAGCGCGCTGTTGCTGTTCGCACCGACAACACGATCGTGCTATCAAGCAAGCGATCACCTGGCCCGATTGAGTTAGCGCGCACAATGGTCTGGGGAATTGGCATGTGTGCCCGTCCAGTCAACAGCGGAAAGCCCATGCTTGTCGCGGTAAATAACTAAGATAAACGCGGCGACCGCGCACCTTGCCTTTTGTCGGAATCGGATAAGTCATGCGCGGTTGCCACTTATAT